CCACTAGGCCGCAGCTTGTACTGAGGATAGCCGGGACTTTTTGGACCACAGCTTGCGGGCTGTGACAGCACCCTGTAACCGCTTTCTGGACGCCGATTGTGGTGGCCCTAACAGGCCACTATGTCCGCTCATCCAGATGGCAAGCATCGGGGTGCTGCGCCTACCGACACTGCGGACGGTAGGCCCAGCCTTCACGCGCCTAGCTTTAACCAGCTGGGTGTTCATACCTCCGGTAGCTTTACGTCAGCACCAGGTGGCGTGAAGGCTGGCGAGCCGGTCTCCCAGTTTCTGGAAGGCCTGCTCATCCATGACGATCGCCGTGCCACGCAAGAGAACCTCTTTATCGGGGATGCTCTTCGCGTGCCATGGCTGCGCACCATCGCCAAACTTGCCTCTCGGGAGATTGAAGTCTTGTGTCTTCCAGTGAGTGCGTGGGCACGCGGCTACTTGCGGCGAGAGCTTCTGAAGATTAAGCACTCGTCTGTCCAAGGTTCCACTTGGTGGATTAAAGACCGCAGCACCCAAGTCACTGGCGAGGAGCGCGCATTGCGTGTCGCCTCGGCAATCATCCGATCCGAGACGGTATCGCACGCTTTCGACTCGACTGCCAGAAAGAAGGTCCCGAAACACCAGAAACAGCACGACCACTCAATCTTCCGGCAGTTGGCTGATGGATTCACCCCTCCGGCGGCGTCTCCTGAGGCTATTGCGAGCACGTTAAGCGACCATCCGACCGCTGGCGCCTCCCGCAAGGTTGGCGTTACAGCCATGCGTGCGTGCCTGCACAATGCTGGATTCCGCGACTTCGACCCTAGCAAGAGCGGGGCGGCTCGCGACGTGAAAGCAGCAGGCCGTCGTGAATTGCACGGCGTTAAAGACCTACAGCACGCAAATTCGGGTGATACGTTCGACCCCGGCATGGTGTACACATTCGTGGATCAAGACATGTACATCGACAATTTTGCCCCATATGCCGGCTCGAATATGGTTATCGTCACCCCCGAGTACAACAAGCTCGCAGGTGTCGGTACGGATTCCGTGTGGTACTACACCCTGAACGCTGACCAAGAAGTCGTGGTCACTGAACGCGTTTCTCGGATCAATGGCGCAACTTATCACAACCAGCGCCCGTGGAACTACACGGCAAACGACTTCATCTACATCGAACACCCTGGCCACATTGCGTTCACGACGTACAACGTCTCCATCCAATACCAGGCGGGCTCGCATCACAAGTGGGTCTGGCTGGCTCGCAACGCGACTACGAATCTTTCGAAGCCGGTTTGCGACCTGATGATGAACGTGGTCCAGGGCAGTCCCTTCGATGGCGTGCCACTGAAGAAGGCAGACAACGTCGTCGTCGTCCAGGGGGACTCCAAGCTCAAACAGGATACGTTCTTGTGCGGGCTGTTCGGTGAATCCGCAAGCCCCACGTATAGCATTAAGTACGCTTACGATATGGGGCCTGAGACCTCGATGGAATTGACGGAGAACCAGTACAAAGTGTTCAACCTCATGGGGAAGAACCGCCCAAAAGGGTACGGTGTCTCGGAAGTCAAGCGCACCATGCAGATGCACGTCATCTGGCGCCCCGGAGGACTGGAGCCTTTGCTCGTGGCCTTCTTCGGGATCCCCACCGAGTTTCGCCCTTGGCCAAACATTATGTACACCTCGCAAGCAGGGTCACTTGACGAGGATGTGGTCGAGGACGGGACCGCCGTCCAGGCAGCGCCGAATATCGCTGGCGGCGGTCCGGGTGTGGCAGATTCGAAGTCCGACGCTGCACACGACGCGTATGAGAAGAAGCGCCTCAAGGAGTTCAGCAACAAGATCGATCCTCCGGCCAACATTAAGGAGGTCGTGTCGATGCTGCTCCCTCGCTTCATCGAACAGGTCTCAGGCGAAACCGGCATCGCCTTGGGATCGGTCACGCTGGTTGCACCGCTAGTTATTTACGAACGGCGCAACCAAGCGCTTCAGGCCGCGCGTCTACAACGTCACGTCGAACTCGATGCTCGCGCGTCGGTGCCCAAGACATTCTTGAAGCACGAAGTGGCACCGAAAGCGAGCGCCGCGCCCCGTGGAATTACGCAGTATACTGAGGAAATGGCCATTCAGACTGGACGAGTCGGCCTCCTTGTTAAGGAAGTACTCAAACACTGCGCATTCTACCAACCTGGCAACTCTCCCCACGACATTGC